CGGTTTCAGGAACGGCTTTAAATTTAATCATAATACCCGAAGTGCCTTCATGGAACGTTGCTCGCAGAAGTTGTAATTCAGGTACTTTTATTGGTTCATATAACCAACGAATACAAGCAAATATAGTTGCCATCACAGGTATGGGCAAAAGTGCATAATAATAAGCATACCCCAACCAACGTAAAAAACAAATCGATAGTATCACCACAAAAAACAGCCCCACTACTAAACAAATCGCAGTACTTTTATGCACTTCTTAATCTCCCCTATTGCTCTCTTATATCGCGGCAAGTATGTCTCTCGTTTACAATTACCAGGCTTGACTACTCGCAGAATTATACCCAACTCCTTACATACTCGACGCTTAATTCTATCATTAGCTTTTCTCGCCCATAAGGCCTCTTCTCCATAAATGGGTTTATAATGAGTAGACCCATTTATTTCCACTGCAAATTTGATAGTTGGAAAATAAAAATCCAATTCCAAAGATCGCCCCGTTCTACCAACTCCCTTAAGTACATCCCAATTGTTTCGACTATATGACACTCCTAAACCCTGAACCAATTTCTCAAATTCCGTTTCGACAAAACTCTCAGAGAATACAAACAAAGAAAAACACCCTTTCGAACAAAAATAATGGCGCTCTTTCATTGCAGAAGGAGACTTCCAAACCATCTTGCCACACTTCTCGCACTTTACTTCTGTTTTATGGTTCTGAAATTCATCGTGACACCCAATAGAACAAAAAATATTTTGTCGGTCTTTTAACACACTGGGAGGGCGATAGAATATTTTATCACATTGTGCACAATTTCGTGATTCTCTCTTATCATTGTATTTTGATCTACACTTAGTGGAACAACAATGAATTGGATAACGTTTCTGCTCAGCTAGGACTTTCTCAAACTCCTTACTACACATAACGCACTTCACTTGATAGCCTTTGCGATAATATTTACTTTTACAAGAATTATCACAAAAAAATCTACCAGTTTCATTTTCTTGTATTTGCCCAGGTGTTTTAAGCAGATTGGCCCTACAATTCATACACTGGACAACAGACTGAGTAGTAAACTTACGGCTACAGTCATAACCACAAAAATGCCTCTTACTATTAGCAACTCTATATGGCTCTTTCCAAACTTTTTTACCACACATGTCACAAGAAATCAAAACATTATTATTGGCACGATCAGATTGGTAATAACATTTTTGAGAACAATAATACTTTTTGTTTTGCTTACGAACTTTCTTTCTTTCAAACTTAACACCACATCCAGAACAAGTGAGCTTCATAATATTTCTCCTATTAATCCACTTACTATTCCAAAAACATGGGAAGCATTCCTGCATTTTTTTTAAAAAATGCAACTTTATTATATTCTCCCATCTGAAGAAATCTGCGTTTTTGGCTCAATTTGGCTGGTTATACCAAAATCATCCTCTGAAAAGAACGCCAAATTGTCAAATCCCAAAAAACGCTCCCATAAGAACCCGTATTCTAAACAATCTATAACTCCATCCACAATACCAATACATTTTAATAAAAGTGATCCATAGCCCGAGCCCCTAATGCCTGCTGCAATGGATTTCTCCCGTGCAAACCTCATAACATCTTCAACAATTAAGAAGTATGTAGCAAAATCAAATCGCTTTGTATCCCAGATGAGCTTTATATCTCCAAGCTCCATCTTCAACCTTTCAACATGCTGAGGTGAATTCTCCAACCCAAGTCGCTTTAACCCTTGCCAACCTTTTTTCTCTAAACATTCATAAGGAGTAGATGAACCCTCTGGAAGTTCAAACTTAGGCAACAACATCTTTCCACCCAAAACAATATCAGAGTAATCACACTTCTCTGCTATTTCCAGTGTGTTACTCATGCCTGATGGTATAGTGTTCCCGAAAATATTTGCCATTTCTTCTTTGGACTTAAAATAGAATTCCTTATAAGGAAAGTTGTACCGACGTGGATCTTTGATAGTTCTCATAGAACTAATACATGTTATAATCTCATGAAACTCAGCATCTGCCTTGTTGATATAATGAATATCATTAGTTACGATAATTTTGACATCCATTTCTTTAGACAATTTCTGAATATCTGGTAATATTTTCTGTTCCTTACTAAGTCCATGAAACATGGCCTCTAGATAATAATCATCACCGTATATATCTTTAAAGCACGCAACAGCTCTTTTGGCTAAATCATATCTATCACATAATAAACAATGATTGACAACATTTGAGAGGCACGCACTAGTAGCAATAACACCTTCGGAGTATTCACTAAGTAGTTCTAAGTCTACCCGAGGATCATAGTAAAATCCATCCAAAGAAGCGATCTGTGATAAAGAACAAATGTTTTGAAAGCCAACAAAATTTTTCGCAATCAAGACAATATGACGATTAGCCTTACGTCCACCTGGTTGTTCTTTCTTGCTTTGAGCTTTATGGTTTGGACATAAATATCCTTCCATTCCCAATATGGGTCGAACATCCTGATTGCGACATTCTTGTAGAAAATCAATTGCTCCAGCAAAAGTTCCATGATCAGTAAGCCCACAAGCTGACATTCCATGTTTTTTAGCTGTAGAAACTAAATCTTTTACTGATGCAAATCCATCAAACTTTGAGTACTGAACATTTCAGCAACCACTCCCCTCCACAAAAACGTAGAGGGAAGTAGTTACTGACTATGATTGTGAATGTGACAAAAATCAATCATAGTTAACCCTCCATTCCTGGGAAATTGGACTCCCAATTTGAAATTTTGTACTTGTTTTCATAACACTAATATACAATACGCTTCAATGAAAATAATAAGAAATGTACATTAAACTTCTGAAGTATCCAATGTTGCCCAGCGTGAGGGTTCGGGTTTTAGTTTAGCCAATACTTCATCCGATGTGCTTACTTCTATGGTATTAATATCAGTAATCAAAGAAGTTTTTTGTAAAGAAGCTCCTTTGACAATAATTTTCCAAGTAATACTCTCATTACTTACATCGACTATGCGAACAAATTCATGACGAGGATTAGATCCTACTTGCATTGCACAAGTAATTTCCCTATTTTTTAGATCCATAAGGAGATTTTGAACATCTCCATCGTTCTCGACTATTGAATCAAAAACTTTGCTTACAACTGTTTTGTAACGAATATACCTCATTTGTTTTGTTGTCGCTTAACTCGTTCAATGGCAATATTTTCTTGAAGTTTCGAGCGTCTTAACCTATCTGCCTTGGCATCACGTCGCTTACGAGCCTTAATTATGGCATCAGTGGCTGTTTTTTGGGTCACAGTAGCAGAGCCCGTATGTCCATCTGCGCTCGTTACGCGATGCTTTACCCCATTCTTATCTCTCCAATATTTCGCTTGCTTAATATCCGAATATTGGTTCGCCTCACGTCCCGACATAACAATCGCCCCTATTGCAGAAACAAGCTTCTTGATAGGATGCTCACACTGGGGACACTCCACTAAGGGATCACTCAAGATAGACTGGTTTACCTCAAATGTATCCATACACAAACCGCAAGATTGGTCCATGTCCACTGCTAGATATTCATAAAACGGCATGGCTCATTATACATCACAACTCAGGATCACCTAACTCTAACATTGAAAACCGCAACGAGGTAGGATTCTCCACTATTGGAACATCACCAACCATACTCATACGGTCTCCATACTGTTTATATAATTCTATCATTCGGTGTCCCTTTTGTTGGGATTTTTCCTTTATACGGGGTATTAACTCATTGGCGTGCTTATTGCGGAAACGCTCATATTCTTTCGGATTTAAATTTTGTGCATCCTCCAGGCATAACCCTGCCTGATGAAAAACATCTTGAAGATCCGACCTAGAAGAATATACATCATTAATACAGAAGGGAAGGAGAGTATTATTAACAATATCGTCTTCATTCATACCTTTTTGGATATAAAAATCAATACAATGAGTGTAAACAAATTCTTCTTCCATATGCTGGAACTTACTAGCGGCTCTGTTTATTTGATGAGAAACTGCATGAATTGCCTCATGGACTACTACGTCCTCTACCTCAACACTCATAGGACATAATTGAGCCATTATTTTTTCAAACTTGGTTTTCGGCTTAGGTAATCCAATTTTATCTTTAACAATGATAGTGTTAATATCTTTGATGTAACAGCCCCCTATTTGAGGCCATCCACTTTGCTGTAGAACATAGTCCGCAGCAACATAAATCAACAAACCCGACAAATCAACATCAGGAAATTTATCTTGAATATACAATTGAACGTTTGGAAGCTCAGCAAGTTTTTTGCGACTTGTTTTGGGATGGTTTATGATTTTTTTTACACGCCGATTAAATGATTCTTGTTGACGAGAACGTTCTTTGCTGCGCTCTTTATGAAATGCCCAAAGATATTGATGGTAATGCTGCATCTCCTACATACCCCTTACAGGCAATAACTTGCCTAACTACACTTTCATTTGTGACATACAAGCGACTTTTTTTAACTTGACCCACTATAGAAATCATTTTCTCATGAATAGGATTGGTACAATCTGGAGAAGAACAACTATTGCAAAGAGGATCAAAAAAACCCTGCGGAGTTACAATGACTTTATCTACTGGCGCTAATTGTACTTCATATTCCATGTCTACATCAAATCAGTAGCATTTACACCCTTGGTCCTGCGAACCTGTTTTTTGGGATCTAATGGGCGCATAGCCAGCTTTTTTCTTTCTTCTATGGATTCTTGCAATATCTCCGGACTCGGAGAAAAGGACTCTACAGGACGAATTGCTGTATCAGTTTGTTTCATTGCTTCATCAACAGAATCTTGAATCAATTCAACTTGGCTTTTTGATTCTTCATTTTCCTCGTCAGCCCTGTGATCCACAATACTAGGTCCTTTTAATTTTCTTTTTTTCACCAAGGGTTGTTTGCAAATAGCTTTACGCACAACATCTGCAACATCTAAAAACATATCCATGTCCCAGGTGTCTATTTTGTCTTCGCCATATTTTTGAAGCTCAATGTACTTTCTATCACTAGTATCAAAAAAAGTAATATGCCATTCGTCACCATCTGGACTTTCATATACAAAGTCCTGACGATTAAATTCCGCCATTCTTTTAAGAGGCATCTTCTCCCTCCTCTTTCTTTTCTTTAAGGTAAGCACTTGTCAATCTAGCATTTTCCTCATCATCTCGCTGCTTTAGTCTGTCATTCATAACTAAACCCGCAAGATACATTCTACTCCAATAAAACCATCCATTCCTCTCTATTAAAAGCCTATCATCCACCCATAGGCTTAACCACTTGTTATTTTCACACCACTCATTAAGTTGTTGAAGATCGTCAATTGGAGTTTCCATTTGCAAGGGACGAATCGCATCAAAAATCACAACCTTGCCATCACTCCAGCAATGAAGCATAAACTGAGATGAAATCATAGGAGCTGTCACATAGGCTTCTGTTCTTAGCATCCATGTGTCTGGACTCCCATCGCTAGCCATGAGTTTACACACAGTTGGAAAATGCCCCTTGGCTTCAATAAGAGTAATATCCGTTACTTCTACCATTAAGAACTTTTAAGCCCCAATTCTACGGCACTTTGTATCGCCAACTGATGCTCCCATTCCTCCTGAGACAATGACATACGGTCATCATTATCAACAATGCTTCTCCAACTTGTTGCTATTTTTTCAATATCTTCCTCAAAATTATCAGCAACAAACTCTCTCCCACTTTTCTCACTACGTATTACATAAGACGGATGGAAGGTAGCAAACGACCAACTACGGTATCTATAAATAAACTTCCACTGTCCCCTATGTGCCGTAATGCCCCAATCACCACGAATATATTTCAATGCCGGATTGCCAAGAGTTACAATTATTTTGGGCTTCAGTATATTTATTTCACGACGAACCCACAGATTACAACAAGTCTCAACAATATTACTATGATCACTAGCCGGGAACTTGTTATTTTGCGGACGGCAAGACAAAACATTGCTAATAAGCACTGTGTCCTTGCGAAAAGTTTCAGGATATTTACGCAACTCAATACGTAATCGCTGTCCAGCATTACCAACAAAGGGTCGATTCTGTTTTATCTCTTCTTTACCAGCTGCCTCGCCAATGAACATAAAAGTGGGGTTCTTGGCATTTCCCTCCGACTGTACAATAGTTTCATAGTGGGAATACATTGAACATGCTCGACATTTGCTCTTTTCTTCAGCAAAAACTCTATACTCATCCGAAATTATCGGAAAATTTCTATCTAAAATATCAGCGAATGATAATTCCATTTTGCTCATTTATCCAAATAACTTTGCTTGCGATCCTATATTATACCTACTCTAAGCAGGTGGCGGGGACTCGAACCCCGCACTCGGCCGCTGCTCACACCTGGACACCTGCCTCATATTCGATCGTCAAATGCTGCAATACGACACAACTGCCCTGGACCATTCCAAAACACGCTCTTGAAGCATCTTATCACATTGTTCCTTTGCCTTCTCAAAAGTATTAAAAGTGTAGGTTTTCCCCAAAATGTCTCGAACCTTTTGATAAACCAAAGGTACTGCAATATAAACAGAATAACGATCTCGACTTTTCTCATAAATAGTCGCTAAGACCTTTCCGTTGTGTCCTAATTCCCACTTCTTTTGATTTAACTCTTTCCATGCCATAATTCACCTCGCAAATATATCAAAACACTTCGTCTTAACTCTTAAACGTCGCTGAGCTATTTTGTAACTATCCTCGTTATTTTCGTAACCACAAAACTTCCTGCCAAAATTGCGTGCCGCGACTCCCGTAGTTCCCGAACCCATGAAAGGATCTAAAACCACAACATCTTCTTCTACAATTGAAGGGCGAGGAGTAACCAAGCGTATCAAACGCTCCATTAACTCTACAGGCTTAACTGTATCATGTGCGTTAAAATCTTCTTTCTCAGATTGACTAGGTTTCGGAATCATAAAAATGTGATCATATTGCACAAACATATGGTCCATCCATATTAAATTCGCAGGCCACCTACCCATAGGATGAACGTTACATTGCTTCTTGTTGCCGGTATTTGCGGAAAAATATTTATCATTGCCATAATTCTTCCCAGCAAAGTGCTCAAAACTTTCTAACTGCTTCTTATCTTCTTCGTTTTTATAAGGAATACGACATTCATCAATATTCAATCCGCCAACATTATACTTTAACACATTTTCGGCATAAGTGCCTTCGGTTGGTTTTTGAGCCATAACAATAGGCTCCCATGCCGTTTTTAGTTGCGTCCCCCAACCATCCCAATCTTTATTTGTAGACTTACCAATATCCAAACTATGAGGGAATCCACTGGCATATCCCCAGCAAAGACAATCCTTAATTTTGAAACCAACATCCTCCAAGCTGCATCCTAATCTATGGTACAATCTACAGTGACCAAATGCCAACAAGAAAGCACCAGGACGCATAACTTTAAAACACGCTTCCCAAATCCCTTTATCAGGAAGAACCTTATCCCAATTTAGCCCTAAAAACTTCATGCCATAAGGGGCTCAGTAGGGTGGGTCAGTGACTACTGCGTGTACAGAATTTTCTTCCAAATTCTGTGGAATCATTTCTGCTGAGTCACCATAACCCACCCTACATTTTCCTTTCTTTTTCTTCATTTTCTCCATATCCATTGCAATCTAGTAAATTCAACAAGCGCAACTCTTTTCGTTGCCACACTTCCAGAGGTATATTATATTCAGAACGAAATGAAGCAATTTTATCTCTGTCTTTTTGTTTCATCCATCCTTTCACTTCAATGATTTTTTCTATAGTGTTATTGTGTAGTATGAAAAAATCTGGAACATAAGTTTTGTTTAGAGACATTAGATAATATCGTCGGTATTCGTATTTCCAAACTAGGTCTTTGCTGTCCAAATATTGAGCAACCACCAATTCCCAAGAAGACCGAAAGTAACAACGCTGTTTCCCTACACAATGCCATCCCTGCTTCCACATTGTCGGTTTAAAATCAGGAGACTTGCCATACATAGGGTTATTCTTGCCCGACATATCTATTGATTTTTGTTTCTCATAACACTCTCTATCACAAAATACTCTTTCTTTGCTTCTCTTTTTGGAAGTAAGGAATTTCTCATTACAATAAAAACAGACGTATTCCCAAGAATGGTGAGTTGCCCACCGTTTACCCAAATTAGATTTCAAGAACCTGCCACGGCAACCAGCACTACAGAAACTCTGAGCAGACTTAGCTTTGCTAGGTGTACGATAAAAGACATTCCCACATAAACATTGCAATTCGATCTTCTTCTCCAACTGCGATGCTCTAATTTTATAGCTACACTCCCTAGAACACGTAGTTTGACGACCGTGTTTTAGTCTTTTAGGATCAGCCTCATACTTCTCTCCGCAGACTGGGCACGCCCGAATCATCTTGACAACCTTTCCAAGGTTGCAAGTTGAAAGTAGAAATACCTCCCATGTTCATTGAATCCCTCGCCATATAAAAAAGTAGCCTCGGCGGAATCCTCTATCTCCACCTTAATTGGTTCTCGATAATGTGTTAAAAGTAGCTGTAGGCACTCAGCTTGCAGAGATCTAACACACGATGGTTCATGAATATCGCTTACCTGGCTAGAGCTAGGACATAGACTGTAGATATCTTGAGGAGGAAATTTTAACAAAGCTGTTATTTTCCAGTCACCACTAAATCCCTGCCGTCTATCCCAGTGAAATTCACTAATCGCCACCTGTTCATCTCTAGCTGCTTCTATATCAAACGAATCGGGATATAGCCCTTGACAACAACTTTCACGATTTCTTTCGCAGACCAAATTAAACAGCTCTTCCCGTAACTCTTCATCTATCGATGGTGATTTGTGCCAAGATCTAAAAACTTCCCTCATATCGAATAATCTGTGTCGATTCTTTTTAACACAAGGGATTTTGCCTTCATCGGACCACTTCCTTATAATTGAAACTGGCATTTCTAACAATTTAGACACTAATCCAATTTTGACCAAACTGTTGAATTTCTGGTATTTGAGCATATTATTCCTTTCAATATCTACATTATACCAGAAACCAAAGACGCACTCCTCTATTTTTGTAGATTTCCTGTCGCTGTGGCGTGTACTGAGTTCTCAGCCAGATCATCTAAAAGTAATCGACTATCTTTATGATATATCATTACGTCCAATCCGTGCTTGAAGCTGTTGAATATCCTTAAAATAGAGGCATTGCTTCTTATTATCCAAATCGCTCTTTATGGGCAGACAGAGCCAAGGGAATACGTCTGGCCACCAAAAACAAGTCACTCGCACACGAAAACGAAATCCTAACTTATAAGCCCGCTTAGGATCATCATATTGCACAGGATGTTCTTGATCATTCCAAAAATCATTAATCCATGAACACACTATCAACTGATTTGCATTAGGATCATTCAAAATAGGATCACCATACCGATCATCAGTTGGTTGCTGAAACGTCCAAGAAGGAAAAGGAGGATGCAGGCGTCGGCTCTTACTAAGTCGCTGAGCCTTACATGATATAAACTTTTCTACCTCGCGAATTTCTCCAGAAGCAGTCTTAATTTTCATAGGAGTTAGAGCTACAATATCCTTGTGCCAGATACCCTCATCTCGCACCAAAATTCCGCAATCAGGTGGTTCAGAAGACACACCCTCATCGCCAACATAATGATGCCCTGTCCATTCTCCAAACATACCAGTGATAGCATCACCCTTAATCTCTTTCGGAGTGCGCCCATCTGATTCCGCCAGCCTGTTCATTTTTTCGGAATCAGAAATCCATCCTCCGTAAACAGAGATCATTTCCTCTCGACCCAGCGTAACAATCTTATGAAACGCACCGCTATCCAATACTACCTTCGGCATTCCCACACAATCCCACTAAGTCCATAGCCTTATTACGTGCCGCAAACATACGAGCTGCATCTTCGCTTACTATGAATAACTCTTTCCCTACACGATTCTTCAGTCTAGATGCCGTCATTGAATATAACCACTGATCTGAAATCATCCGCTCTTCAGGAACTCCACACTGAGACCATACATGACGAAGCTCCACACAATCGTCTACAGTGACCACATATCGAAAAGATCCCGATGTTACTCTCTCCGCCAAGTCCTTATGAGCCTCAAGGTCAAACGCATGCTGATAACATTGAGCACCCTTCTTTAAATAAGGAGGATCTAAAAAAAGTGACACTCCCTTATCCGAACCTTCTTCTAACACCTTCTCCCAAGGCAGGTTAGTAATCTCGCACGTCTGCAATATCTTGTTAGCCTGCCCAATACGCTTAATGGTTGAGTAATGAGACCAACGAGCAGTAATCGGATACTGACTCCTCTGATTCATGCCGCCAGTCGGACCACCAGTCACAACGCCACTAAAACAAGTCTTGATCAAAAACAAGAACCTGTAACCGGCTGGATAAATCTTATGATTGACATCTGCTTTCACTTCCTGCCAAAGACTAATCGCTCGTTTGATTTTCTTCTTGTCACCACGATGGTCTAACATTGGAGTGTGTTCTGTTATTAAATCAATAAGTTGATCAGGATCTTCTTTGACCATCCTCCATAAATCATAGACTCCAGGGTCTATATCGTTAATCCAAGCATTCTCGAACCCACTAGCCAAGTATACGCTGCCTCCACCAACAAATGGCTCACGATAATTGCGTTCATTCTTCTTTAGATACATCAGTATCTTAGATGTATGTCTGCTTTTACCACCGGGATACCTAATGAAGCTCCTCGTGTGTGCCACTATATGTACTCCCACAAAAAAGATTTATAATGCTTATTTTTCCCAGTCATATACCTCCATATCCCCGAATATGAATACCCTGCGATCTCTGCCGACGCCAAAGATGGGAATGTGCGAACTATTTTTCCATCCATGGTTTTCTGAACAACGGTTTTTTTGTTCGTGCTACGTAAACTATTAGCAAGGCTCGTATCAGGCGACCCTTTTTCTCTAACGCCTTTCAACGCACAACGACAAGCTTCTTTGGCATCCGCCAAACAGTTAAACCGACCCAAGTAATATTCCACACCCCTAAAACCAATCCTAACGATCCACTTCTCTCCATCATAAGTAACACCTGGATTCGGTTTGTTGCTCCGTGTTTTTCCTAATTTTGATTGGCTTATCTTCTCGCATTGCTCTAGTGTTAACTCTACCCGATCTGTATAGGGGTTAATGTTATAGCCATATTTATTATCGAGACAATTCATCTTATCAATCCATTTTTGTTCTCTAGATTCTAAATCTTCGATTTCACAAATCTCTAGGCAAAAGGAATCAAAACTTAACTTCCCATATTTGTTCCACGAAGCTTGCAAATGAGGATTAGTATGCACTCCTCGTTGTAATTTATCAAAGTGTTGGCTTCTCACTCTGTGATAACAGTTTTTGGAGCTTCCAATGTAGATTTTGTCATTTTCCAAGTTCCTAATGCAGTATATACCGCATTGATTTCCGTCCCATTTTAGAGGTATTTGTTCCATAATAATCTCCTTTGAGTATTATACGGAACTTTTGCACACTTCCCTCTTTTAGATAACGCAAGAACACTTTTGGCATTATACGAACCTCAAAACATGATCTAGAAAATCCATAGCACTTCCTGCTTCCGTGCCTTCTTCAAGCCTCCCGCAGCATGATTGGCCATGTCGAAAGTGACCTGTCGCCAGCCCTTGTACAGCTTGTCATACAGGGGCGACGGATAGCCGCTCAGGATCACCTTGCCCTTGCAAGCGTTCAACACCTTCGCCAGGGATAGCGGATAGGACTTTTCATTAGATTAGTAATTAGTAATCAGTAATTCTGATCCGGTTTTCTTTTCTGCAAGAGAACTTCCACAGTACTTCCATTCCTCAGTATAAAAATTCCATCCACCAAACAACTCTCGCACAATCTCATTATCATCATAACTAATACAGACTTTATGCTTACACTTCATAACTGCTTCGGCGAAATCACGATGATCATCCATCGAAAAATTGTGTTGATACTGCTGACTTGCCCTTGACATCTCTGTATTTACAACATACGGCGGATCACAGTAAATAAACACATCATTTCCTGGTTTTTCCAACAAGATTCGATAGTCCCCAATGGAGATATGCGTGCCACGAATATGTTTAGCTGCCTGTTCCAGTCGTCCACTGGATACAATGTTCCATCCTGCTGGGTTAGAGTAGTATAAACGAGATGGGATATCATAATTCACTCTTCCTGCCCATACAGTTCTGTTTACGAAAAAGTAACGGAATGCCTGATCTCCCTCTTCGTCATAAGAGACTCTCTTAAAAATCTCACCTAATCTAGCATTATATTTCTTGCCCTTCTCTTTTGTAGAAACTTCTAACTCCCCCACTTGAGCCGGAGGCGTGCCTTGGCACAGTTTTATAAATTCTTCCGAACGAAACGCCAAAGCCTGATACACCGACATGAGCCCAGGATGAACATCATTTATCCATCGGTACTCTGTTTTAGGGTCAATGGCGAAATAGACCCCTCCCCCACCCACAAAAGGCTCCCGATATTCCCGAAAAAATTTCGGAGCCCGGCAAAGTATTCGATCTTGAATGCTTTTCCTTGTCTTCCCACCAGGATATCTAAAAATAGAAATAATTACTCCGGCCTCCAAAAATATTAACCCTTCAAGAACAACCCTACCGCGAGAGATCTCCTTTGCCACTGCCCTATAAACCACTATCAACATCGATTCCGTGTTTTAAGCAATACATGTCGCGGAGGCGGCCTTGACAACTACATGTGGGTCCTTGACCTCCCAATTGCTCCCATTGATTCTTGTATGGCAGAAAATCCTGGGGATTAAATGTTTTTTTTAAAACGCCAGAACTATTATGCAATTTTAATGCCCATACTGGGACTACATAATAACTATTAGGCTCCAGTATCTCTTTGTTTAGACACACAACAATCAAATAATCAAAATCCTCAACCCTATATGAGGAACCAACCTGTCCTTCAGCGTTACTGGTATTTCCTATAGGAATTCCCTTAATGGCAGTACTTGTCTTTACTTGAACTCGTTTTTTGCCAACTAGAAAATCATAGCCCAACCGAGGGCATTTAGACTTATCCTGAAAGCTATAAAGTTCGGATAGCTTGGCCTTCACAAACCCTTCGCCAATTTTGCCAATGCGGTCCGAGCTAAGCATGTTCATCTTTTTTTCTCCTCATACTTCTTTATTAATTCGGCTTTCTCTAACTGGGCCAACTTTTCTTGGCGCCTATCAATAATGCCGCCTATATGGTTAGCAATACTCTCGATATTCTCAATGTTATACTCTATCAAACTAATATCAACCAACTTCCATAACTCGTTGACTTTGGAGCATTCCTCATCATTGAATACTCTGCTCTTTAAAAATTCATTACACACTGTGCTAATATGTAATAAATTAGAGGCTAAATCCCCTGCATGGTCAGGAGGTGATAGCAACTTCCCCTTTTCTACTAACTCCTGTTCAAACTTAACCTCATCCGCAGAAGACAAATCAAATCCTTCTGCAAGTTTTTGTATTACATCTCGTATGGAGATATTCTCCATGCAAGAAATTAAATGAATAATATTATGTCTGAATTGACAACCAAAACAATAGAAGTTCTCATATTCAGAGAATGTCCAAACATAAAAACTAGGCTTTGTTTCTGAGTGTCCAGGAAGAGGACACAAATAAGCAAATCTACCACCGCTAAGAGCCCGAATTGGTTCGTGACCCTTCGTTGCCAAGTAATCGATTATAGATGTCTTCTGTAGAATACGATGAATCATCAAGCGGGTTAAAGGCACTATGAAACTCCCATTTTATACCATATCTCCCCTTCAGGAAATCAAAAATCATAAACGAGCCTTTTCTTTGCCAAAACTCGGTATTCAAAGTGTGTCCTTTGTGCAATATGGTATTGGTGGCAATTTGACACGACAAAGGATGTGAAATAATCAATATTTTCTTGTTTAGAACATATTTATCACAAATATCATTAATGCATTTCATCATGCGAAATCTGCACTGTAAAATTGATTCACCCTCTTCAGCTAACACTCTGGAATGACAAAAGATATCACTAGTCCATGGTATCCAACTGCGACTTAGCACTCCTAAATTACGCTCGCGTAATCCCTTTAATTTACGAGTATCATTACTGGTCAAGCGATTATCTTGAGATTTTAAACGCAACTTATGAACTAATTTTAACACCCGCGTAGCATCACTGCTGAACAACACATCTATTCGCTTAACCTTTGTATAAAAATATGACCCTATTTTATCTGCTTGCTGATTCCCCAACGGGCTTGCAGGGACATCGTCACTACCAGGCATTAAATTAGATTCTTCTAATACAGTTGACACATCGTTCATTAATATTAACTGACTCATCCTATATCATCCAGTTCATAATTTGAGGTTTGGAATTCCAGGGCTTTCTTCTCTTGATGTTTTATTACAACTTCTGGAGGGGTATTAAGTTGTGTTTCAATGTCAAGACCAAAGTCATTCTCTAGAATATTATGAGAAACATCAGTTCCTGCAATTTTACAAATGTCAGCATTGAGGTGCAATTCTTTAGTGTAGCCATGAGGTCCATACCGAGATTTGACAACATGTAATTTAATTCGATTTTCCTCATCAGGCACACTTGTCATGGCGAAAACAAACTCAGAGTGAGATGGTACTTCTTGGGAATCTTTAACAGCAGTTGAATCCAACTGCGCATCCGCACCTTCTTCACGAATGCGTTTAATATCCGAACGACCCAATTGTGCGGCTGTCATAATATGAAAACCATAACTCTTGCCCATAAATTTCAAACCCTTAATCAGCTCCCCTAAAGCTAAATCATGTCTCATTGCAGATCGTTGCTCGGTCTTTAACAATGACAAATAATCCACCACCACAAGAACGGGCTTGAAATAATTAATGCGCTTATCTAATTCTCGTTTTAGAGCAGATAAAGACAAGCGATCTTCAACATCGATGATCCCAAAATTCTCATAAAACCATATTTTAGATTCTTCTATTTTCTTAACTTCTTCTGCGCTTAAGAGATTAGGGCTGAGTAATTTTGTATAAGAAATCTCTGTAGTGTTAGATACCATACGAGTCATAAAATCCTCCCAGTCCATTTCTAATGGAAGGAACAAGACTTGCTTACCCGTATTGCGATTAACTTCCAATGCGACATTAAGCATTACATTAGTATTATGTGTAATAAACCCATTAGCCACATAATTGTGATGAACAGGCATAGCGATATCGAATGTTTCGCAGGTTCCAACTTCTTGAATAGACGTAATTTTATCCCACAATACATCTTGAGTAGCAAGTTTCATTAGTTGTGCATCATCATCCAAGTACTTGGCAAGCTCTACTAGACTATCGCGATTAACAGAAGCTCCACGCTTAGCTACTCTCTTAATTTCTCCACTTTCTTTAGCTTGTCTATATGATCTATAAGATTTCTGTTGCAAAACAAATTTCTTCTCGATCAACTCCCATATAGCACTAGGAATTAAGTCTTTATTACGATTGGGAGAAACATGTATTTGTGATATAGATTTTCGAGCAAAATTACATTTAATTCCATAAAAACCTATTTTGTTAACAAACTTTCGAACTTGATAACTGTCCCTTATTTTAACTTGCCAACTCTCTCTTTTCTCGCCTTTATACTTGACAAAAATGCGGGCCAATTTTGCAACAATCTTAAAACGCATCAACAAATCACGAACATCTTTAGCTAATTGTTGCGATGAAGATGCATATATTACAGAGCACCTAGTCTTGATAGTTCCATTTTTCTTAACCTCTTTTGCAATACTAAAACATCCATCACAAGCAAACATAGCTCTCAAAAAAACAATCAAACTATCTGCTGTCCATTGAAAGATTTCCGGATGCAGAGACTTTTCAATTGCTTTACATCCATCAAGACCATAGTTTTTACCTATTGATCGCAAACTGGTAATATAATAATTCCCAACAATAATTTCTCCGTGCATTTTTTTAGGCTTTAATTTTCCTCCTAAAACAACACACGAATCGCTCATCATTTTGACAATTATGTCATCCTGATTACTAAAAGTATAAAGCGGTTGGCTAGTCCCTCCATCCGAATACATACATCCAAGCCAAAACGCCAAATCAAACTGTGGATCTTTGGCTCCAAATCCATAATGTCTTGCTATTCCTATATGCTCCCCAATTCCCAATGATGATGCCTCGCTATATCCATTCAATTGTAAAAACGGGTGGTTTGAAGTAACATCAACACTAAATCCCAGTGAAGTAGTAATTCGTAGACATTTTTTATTACCGTTCGATATTATTTTCTTGACTGGCTGATAATATAATTCACCCTTATTGTGATCATAAGACAAAATAGATAACTTTTCACCCAACTTGTGTTGATTAAACATTTCCTCGACAGTTGTTTGTGCTCCATTTTTAAGAAAGCATTTTTCATAATGAGCCAAACACTTATTTCCACCAGTGGCTCCAATAAACAAACTAGTATGCCCAGGCTTAAAACCAACATTCATCGCCTTATCAATTTCAGCGATTCCACACTTAATCATATTATGAGGATGATCGCGTTTTTCTTTTAACCGTTCAATAAATTCATCTTTCTTTTCATTGGCTGTAAAAAAGATAGATTTCTTAATCTCCGTTAAGTCCAACACAGAATCTAAATCTTCTCTATATTGCCGCGTAGCTCCAACGTACCCCATTTTAGATACGTTGTCATTAAATTTTCGCATTGCAGCTAAACCACCACGATAAACATACGCTTCAATAAGCTGCTTAATCAACAGATCAAAATCATCTCTACTATTAGTATAACTCACACCATATCTACAGGAATGATATATCTGCATCGGTATACTAATATCACCTTTGCCACCCTGCTCGATAAGTAAGGTGCGAAAATGTTTATCAGTTAAAAGTCGCTTCCCATCACTAATACTACCAGTATACAATATTGCCTGAGCTAAAGGTTGATGACGTTCAGCAAAAAAATCCATAGTAATATTGGCACTCATAACCTCATCAACAATATCAACATAACGCAACATTAAATTAAGAACCTTGCGTTCAACATCTAAATGTATTTTGTCTATGTTTTGTTCTGTCATCTATGACTTCTTTAGCTCTATAAGAGTGTTATCTCCATTTAAAACAGATCTTACAAATTCATCTCCAAACATATTTACAATTTTTTTTACTCCGTCCGTACTATTCAACATTTTAGAAAACAAGGAAGAGCATACAAAAATCGTGGGGAGATTAAGAATTCTCCGAGTTCCAAATAACACATTCATTGAGGTATGATCCGGTGGAGAATTATGACCACCACGATAATCATCTATTCCATCTATAAAAAGAAAATCTAACTCGGATAATTCTTCCAACAAAACATGATTAATTTGCTTGCCTTTAGTGTCCCACCGAGCATGATTAATAATATCGTAAAATTTCACCCATTTAAACTGAATGTTCTTTCCAACAACATAGGCATTGCATGCTTCCTTTAGTACTAAAACAGCCAACAAAGTTTTGCCAGAATTCTCAGGACCTACTATGACAAGGTTGTTGCCATCTACAATCCGATCATTGAGTTTAATCTTAGTTGGATCTCGGGCAACATCTAAGTTATAATCCACACCAAAACAATAGCGAAAAGCAGCATTGCGTCCCAGTAAAGTGCTGTTTGTAGTTAATGACCCACGTATCTCTCCTTTATTCTTTATAAGACCCGTAAAGTCACTCCAATTGCAATATTTAAGATCCGCAGGAACAATATCCACGGCTTCCAGTCTTGACTTGGCGGTAGCAATAAGTTGACAACTACAACGACGCGGAGCACCATTTACGTGAACAATTTGCGAACCATGACACTTATCACATTGGTCCGCAAACCACTTACTCCATTCTAAATATGAAAGTTTCTTCTTCATGAACTACCCAAGGGCTAATGACCCTTAGATTTCCTCCTTCTTAGAACCCCGTTTACTCAAGGTGCTCTCCAGAGGCTTTACTTTGGGACGTCCCGTCCCTAGAAATAATTGATCCTTCATACCGAAATTAAGAATATTCTTAGCAGCATTTATATCTCTATCATGAATAGATCCACATGCACACGTCCACTTCCTATTAGATAATTTCAACTCCCTGTTGATAGAACCACACTTAGAACACATCTTGCTACTAGGCTCAAATCTTCCTATTCTAACAATGTTCACTCCTGTCCACTCTGCTTTGTACTCAAGAAGTTCATTAAATTTACTCCAACTACAATCCTGAATGCTCTGAGCTAATTTGTGGTTCCTTAACATCCCTACTATATTCAAGTCTTCTAAGCATATAGTTTGATTCTCACTTATTAATCTAGAAGACAATTTGTGTAGAAAGTCTGTTCTTAAATTACGGATACGTTCGTGTAGTTTTGCTACTCTTAAATTGGCTTTTCTTTTGTGTTGACTTCCTTTCTGTTTCTTGCTTGCTCTACCTTGTAACTTTTTCAACCTAAACAAATGTGTTTTTAAATACTTAGGATTACTTACATTCTCTCCATCTGAAGTTGTCAAGAAACTTTTAACACCTAAATCTACTCCTATTGAAGAAGACTCTCGGATTCTATGTTTTTCGGGTGGCTTAATACCAGTGTCTACTAAAATACTGATGAAGTACTTGCCTGTGGGAGTCATGCTCACAACAGCAGACTTAATATCTCCTTCAGGTTTTCTGTCAAGAGCAAACCTTACATTCGGGATCTTAGGAATTGATACTCTTTTGGTCTCCCAATCCACTCTAATGCTTTGAGGAACAGAGAATGATTTTCTTGAATGGTGCTTACTCTTGAATTTAGGAAAGCCTTTCTTTTCTCTAAAGAACCTAGTAAAAGCTTCATCCATATTTTTGAGAGACATTTGAAGTGATTGAGAATTTACTTCTTTTAACCATGCTGTGTTTTCATCTTTTTTAAGCATAGGCAAATCAGCACTCAAATCAAACCTAGACAGACTTGTTTTGTCTGTCTTATAAGCTTTTATTTTCTTTTCTAGAGCATAGTTGTATAGCCACCTACAACATCCAATGTGCTTATAAATGAGCACAGATTGTTTTTTTGTGGGATAGATTCTATATTTGTAAGCTCTATAGATTGTTTCCATGTACTATTATACACAAAAACACTAGCAACTCCTTCTTCATTTTAACTTTTTTTGTAATTATGTTAACTTTAATTCACCCCTTGACTAAAGACCAAGGGGTTTTCTTGATCTTAGTTTCTTCATAAACTAAGATCAATCATCCTGCCAATCTCTCCCTTTGCATCAGAACTAGATTGGTTAGAAGTACTAACTTTCTTGCGAGAGTTTGCAAGAACAGCCCGACCACCTTGCCCATTTGTACCCAATGCCCATTCTCGCATTCGTTGAATGTCTTCCCGTCGTGAATTATACAAAGGGTGGAAAGAAGACAATGCTTGCACTATATCATCTGTTGTTACTTGGCGTTTATTGTCCGCATAGGATACAAAAAGGGCGTTATCAATTCCCTTTTCAATCTCCACGGGCGTGTAATTTATACTCGCTGACACAATTGCATTAATGTCGAATTTTTGCGACGATCTACCTTTTCGTCTCAGGAGCTTCTCAATAACCTCTTCTCGCTGTTCATCATTGGGTAAATCAATAAAGAAAATCTCATCAAACCTACCAGCACGCATAAACTCCGGGGGTATCCCAGCAATATTATTAGCAGTACAGACAACAAAGACAGGAGAATCCTTGTCTTGCATCCAAGTGAGCATCGTGCCAAAGACACGATTAGTGACTCCTCCATCTGTAGAGTTACTACTCTCAACTCCACCAATGCCCTTTTCTACTTCATCCACCCATAAAATGCAATTGTGGCTAATAAAACCATTAGTAAAATACAAATGAGGATTTTCACAACTCACATCATAAACATACCCATCAAAATCAATCTCTTCAACAGATTCTATTTCGTTCTCAATGATTATTGACTCGTTATTTTGTGTGTTCTTTTGCATGGCATCTCCTACAAAGCAACTGTCCGTTTTGGGGATCAAAAAACATTATATCAGCATATATCTTCTCTTTATTAAACCCATACTTCCTTATAAAGTCATACATCGAAACATACTTGTGATGAACTGTTAATTTCTCATCGCTTCCACACAAAACACACACTTCTTTATCTCTGATCCGAACTTTACTTCGCCACTCATAATATTCAGCACAATGACGCACAGATCTAACAAATTTTTGATAAGAGCTTTCACTGTCACATATATCATGTGTCAATCTGCCAATGATTCCAAATTTAATTCTACATTCATTAGAACAATAATGTGTAGCATAATACCGTTTCTGCGAGGGATATATTTTAATCTCTGTTCTGCAACCATCACATTGTACAAAAATAGCGTCTTCTCTGTTGTGATAGCAATTATTAGAACAATAGTCCCCGAACTTAGACTTTTTTTCCCATTTGGCTCGTCGAAATTTCTTACCGCATTTTTTACACATTAAATCAAGAGAGCTGCGTTTGTGCCTACATTTGTTCGAACAATACTTAGCGGTCTTTTTCCTGTGTTCAGCAACAATAAATGTTTTACCACAGTAACAAACAATCTCACATCTACCACTTTCTCTACATAACTTAGAACAATATTTGGCTGAATCTTTTTTGTATTTAGGGACCAAGAATACAGTATTGCATTTAATACATCCAACCTCGTACTTAGAATGCTGACACTCTTTCGAACAAAATTTTCGTGTTCCTTTTCTACTTGCATAAACAAAAAATTCGTTACCACATCCAATACATCTTATTTTGCACTTGCTGGACTTTTTCATAAGCAATATCTCCTTGTATGCTATTGTTGTATACAATATATTGCCTCTCCTTTTACAAAGTCCTTTGCTTTTTTCATTTTTCTTGCATTAGCCATTAATAAATGATTTGGGGTTGTTACTATCTCCTGTCCTGATTTGGTTTTAATTTTAATTAATCGACCTTTTAATTTGGTTCTGATCAACGCTTTGACTTTTAGTTTTTTTGTCAAACCTTCTCTGTCAACCCCGTCAACAACCGTGTGTTTTTTAGGAGAAATATATACAACCTTTTGAGAGCCATTATCAGTAGTTTCATTATTGGAATCCAATTTTTCTCTTGTAAATAAACTTTCTATTTCTAAAAAATCCCCGTTTATGTTAATGCGGGTACTGCCCACAACACAAGGTGCTATGGCCTCTGCTGTACGAAGACATTCGCGGATATTATTTTCCGACTCGCCGACGTGAGAAGCAAATATGGCTCCGAAATCCAAACGCAACAAAGGCATTTGATATAAATCAGCTAAAGCATCACAGGCAGCGCTCTTACCTGTGTTATGAGACACAATGTCATTCGAATAATATCGGTGAGTTACACTTTTTACCTCTAAATCAAATGTGTTTTTTACTCCAATACACTCTTTAGCTACGACCTTTTTCCAACCTGCATTCCAGGCACCTCGCTCGTTCTTGGTAAGTATCGAATCAGTTTGAACATCTATATCTTCAGCTTTTTTCCAAACAAACACCCATGGATCATCAATATTATTTGTAGCCCACACATAATGGTCATACGAGCAACCTAATTGAACTCCATTTTCCAAAACAAGGTTATAGCACTCCTTGTTTTGTTTTTGGACTAAGTCCCCTACATTTTGCCACCCATCAGGTGTTTCTATTTGATAAGTACCGCCCTTTCTGCATAGTTCAAAAAAATCTTCTATTGTTATTTCTTGTACTTGATCTTCTGGCATAATAGTTCCATTATGCTTCGGCTTAACTTCTACTAATACTTTCCCATCTACTATAAAATCCGGACTATATTCTACGAATATTTTGTGCTCTCCTTCATCAGAAACTTTTTTTACCTTAATTTTTGTTTTTCTTAAAACACATCTTGGAATCCCTAAATCCAAAACCCCCTTGGGTGCGGGTAAGCCAAACTGTCGTGCATCTTCCTTAAATGCTAAACGACGCAATGCTAACCAATCCTTGAGTGTGTCTAGTCCGCCCAGATCGTCCATAGTAAAACGAGAATCACGATACTCTAGAATCCCACCCTTCCGAATCATCTGCTTCTTCTCATCAAGGATAGTTTGTATGTTAAACTTACGATCCTTAACAATGGTCATCGCATAAGCATTTTCAGCCTCATTAATAGTCAAACCAGAAGCAGCTTTCACTAAATCTTCTTCTTGTTCTTTGGCTTGATGATAAGCTTGAGGTAATTTATTAGAAATTTCTTTCCCAATTTGCAGAAGAGCACGCTTGATTTCCTTATAAGAAGGAACTGGAAAATCAACAAGTGTAACATCTTTCTCTAGAGATGGAGAACAAACAAATGTCGGAGAAATGATAACCACTACAGTGCTAGAAATAATTCCACCTATTTCTTTAAGTTTTCGTTCAACCTGTGGAATACTATCTAAGAAAACATGAAAATCCAAAAGTAAATAAATACTCTCTTCAGATAGTTGTTTCTTTTCAATGACAATCTTACTTTGCTTGCCAGCATGGTCTACAATGTGTGACAAGACAGCAATAGGGCTCTCATGAACTTCTGAATCTTCCACCACTACCGGCTTTTGTGTTTCTGCATTAAGAAGTCCACGATCACAATCCCACCGAAAAAGCTCTGCTCCTCTATAGATTGCCAAGTCTTTAAAAAAATCTACTACACGTCGCTCTTCAGAAGTACGAACATACAGAATCTTAAAACGACTTTGGATCATATAATTAAGATCACGACCAATTGATCCATCGCCAGCCGCTAACATTCTTTCTTTGGCTTGGGTTCGTTCGTCTTCTGACAGATGTACTTTACCATCAAATGGCGGAGCTATTGGCTGTTGAGTTGTCTGAGCTTTCGGAACTGAGTTGACAATCTTCTTTGGCATTACTTTTCCCTTGCTTAGGTCTAATGGTAGCAGTAATCAATGAACCACTGGATTTTCTCTGTTTTATTTGAATGTCATTCAATTCGGATAAAATTCCATCCATTTTTTGTACCGCAAAGGAGGGGTTAGATTTCTCCCTGCCTCTCATCTGTACAGATATTTTAACATCCATTCCCTTAGAAAGGAAACGTTTAATATGATTTATTTTAATTTCTCTATCATGGCAATCAATACATACCCGGAAATTCATCTCTTTGAGCACATTGTGTTGTGCTTTTTTTTGTGTTTTCTTTTTTTGATATTGCCATTTACCTTGGTCCATTATTTTATAAACTAACATCATTTCTCCGTTTTTGTTTATTTGGACCAGGTCTAGATTTTGATCATCTGCAAGCTGCTGAGCGGATTTATAAGACATGTGTCCCAAATTAGTCCCGTTAGAATCCAAAACTAACACTACTCCGCTTGAATTTTCTCTGTTCATTTAATTCTACTTACCCTTTGAAATAGGAGTTCGACACAATATTATCAAACTCTAGCATATCCTCTTTAAGAAATGGTGCCACTATCCCTAAAAAATCAATCTCGTATTTTTTAGGGTATGGAGCATTCTGAATTGTTGCTTTTACTACGGATCTCAACATCTCCCTACTGAGATCTCCCAAAATGGATTGTAAGGTTTTCTGAGGCTCTGGAAACTTCTCTTGAGCAACTTGATATCCAACGACAAGTCCTCTCTTGATCATTAATAAAGGAATTCCGCCAAGTTCGAATATAGTCATATCATCGCTTTTTATCTCTACATCAAGAAGAGAATCTGCACGAACTACTACAGCATCATCTTCTTCTTGATAAGATTTAAGGAATCGACTTATGTGCTGATCATTAAGTAGATTTTTTAAATGAAATCCACTGCCCGTGAGTCGGGGTGCCCAAATACTCGCCCACCAATCTATATAACCACGGAGAACTTCATTGCTCATCTGGTTTCCTATCTTTTTTACCATACGATCATATAAAGCATTAATGTAATCTCCATCTCGTCTGGTGTTCCCCACAATTCTAGGAACACCGAACTCCTTCATGGTAGAATCAATGTATCGTAAGAAGTCCGAGTTATTCCACTGGACACATGGTTTTTGCTTAAACCTCTCCCGTCGTTTCCTGCTTTTAACTAGATCTAAAACTGCATCGGTAGGTGATCCAATTAGACTCATGGGATCTTCATCAGGAGTGTTATCTTTCTGTTTAATTGCCTTGATAATAAGAGATCGCTCATCCATTACTCTATTATACCATTCCTGTCTTTAGTTAGATAATCCTGCCTATTTAGGCGCGCAATGGCTTCCCTAGTGGCAACATCTCCTAGCTTTGTTTTTGTTTTACACACACTTATGTGAAAACAAGTTCTTAACACCAAGGAGAGAAGATGACGAAACATGAGGGACAACTAGAACACTCAAAATCATCAACAGACTCAAGGATAAAACAAAAACATCAGGCACGGTACCACCGATCAAAATAGATAAACCTACTAATATACTACAAGAGTATATGCATACAATGCTACAAAAAGCAAGGCGAATAGGATTAGGACTTGTGTTAAACAGAGCCACAGTGGACCAGGACGTAGCCATTTTATACAGGATCAACGTTTAAGACCTGCCCGGAGCCTGGATTTCGGAACCTATACTAGGTTTTGGCAAAACCTTCCTTATTAAGTCCTTCCTTTTTTATGAGTATGGTCTCAGGATACATTGGGTCTTCCACCTCCCCGTGATTTCTTTACCTGGCGGCACGGTGCTCCAACCCACCAGTAAGCAGTATGTTAGGTTATAATTATACCGTAGCAATCAACAGATATTCGCTATATTCCCTTTTATTTTACTGAGCCCTTGGGTAGTTTATTTTGCTATAATTAAATATTCTTTAGATGATCGTCCCTTACCTCGTCCTTGTCGTTTTCTGTACAGATAGCGGTAATCTTCAGACAGAACCTCTATGGTAACTTTTCTTC